TTTTACCGGAGAGATAACTCTCCCTGGAAATCCAACTCTGCCTTTACATGGCGTTGCATTACAAACACTTCATTCTTATTTTGGCAGAGTTAACGACATTGGCAAATCTGGGATGCCGGGCTTTGGCGTCGGCATCTGCCCGGCCCTGCCGGCAGGATTCTCAAAGCTGCCCGGCACCGACTTCCCGCAGTCTGATGAGTACGGCAACTACCAATTCACCGACGGCAGCATCATGGTGTGGATCCCCGCTTTTTACTACAAGTGGACCGGAACCAACATCATCGACATCCAACCTGAACATGCCTACGCCACCGAGGCGCTGGCCAATGCGGACGGCTATGCACTACACCGAGCCTTCTACGATGGCGGCGCTGCCCAGCGAGGTGTGTTTGTAGACAAGTACAAATGTTCAAACAATGGCGGCACGGCTTCCAGCATCAAGAACGGGAACCCGCTCTCCAGCGCTGCCGCCAACGAGCCGTTCAACGGACTCACCGGCGCGCCAGCCAATGCACTGTATGGCGCGATTGCAGCGGCAAAGACACGCGGAGCAGACTTCTTCCCGGGCAGCATATTCATCCGCAATGCGCTGGCGCTGCTGTCACTCGCGCACGCCCAAGCGTCCACCTCGACGACATGGTGCGCCTGGTACAACGCCACCTACAACTTCCCGAAGGGCTGCAACAACAACGCACTGGCCGACCAACAGGATGCGACCGTCACTTTCACCTGGACGGGCAACGCCACCTACACCACCGCCAACAAGACGGGCAGCGCCAACACGCTGGCCAAGACCACGCACAACGGTCAAAACAGCGGCGTCGCAGACCTGAACGGTACGATGTGGGAAGTCGCGCTTGGGCTGACATCGAACGGCACGAACATCTATGTGCTCAAGACTGCTGCTGCGATGAAAGACATCACCGCCAGCAACACACTGGCCACGGATGCGTGGGGCGCCACGGGCATCGCCGCACTCTATGACGACCTCGGGACTACATACGAAGCGCTGTGGGCGACTGGCGCGAACCGCTCCACTTACTTCGGCAATGCAGGCCAAGTATTCAGCACCGCCACCAGCGGAAACGCATGGAACGCCGCAGGCGCCGGCGTGCCACTTATTGGAGGCGTTGGCGGCACCAATGCGTTCGGCAGCGACATTCTGAGTGATTACAAGCCGAACGAGATGTGCCCGATCGTCGGCGGCGGCTGGGACAACGCGTCGCGCGCTGGGGTGTGGGCGTTGAATCTCGTCCCTGCGCGGGGTGGCTCGAGCAGCAGCATTGGGCTGCGCGCGGCCTTGTATCTCTGATGGCCTGAGCGATAGCGATGGGCCTGCACGATGAAGCGAAGCTGGATCAAAAATATATGGAATTCGCCAAGCTGATGAACATCTACCTCAATCACTTCCCGAAGCACGAGAAGTATGGGCTCGCGCTGGAGATTCGCCACGCGGCCTACGAGGTGTATGGCTACATCGTGGAGGCGCAAAAGCGCTATCACAAGAAAACCGCACTCACCAACCTTGACACCAGGCACGAGCAACTGCGCATGCTGGTTCGCCTGGCGCACACGCTAGGGTATTTTGAATTCAAGGACGGTAAGCGCACAGAACAATCGCCAGCTGCACAGGGAGAGCGCCGCTATCTCGCTTTGTCTCGGCTGGTGGATGAATTGGGCAGGATGCTCGGCGGATGGATCGTGGCCGAGCGCCAGCTTGATAAGCGGGAGGCGTCTTAACATGTGCCCGATCGTCGGCGGCAACTGGAACAACACGTCGAACGCTGGGGTGTGGGCGTTGAATCTCAACAATGCGCGAGGTAACTCGAACAACAACATTGGGCTGCGCGCGGACTCGAAGCCTCAAAGACTGAAATTTAGTCAAAGTGGAATCAAGGGAGACGCTTTCCGGCGCGTGGCGAATGCCACGGCGAAATCGGTATGCTTCCGCCTTTCTGGTAGGGCGGCGTGCCGCCTCGAAGGTCTGGCGCCATGAAGCGCATCGGACATCTATACAACAAGGCATTCACGCGCGAAGCGCTGATGCTGGCATTTTATGCCGCCGCCCGCAGCAAACGCGGGAAGCGCGCCTGTTTCACCTTCGAGAAGTCGCTCGCCAGCAATATGGATGCGCTATACAACGAGCTGCAGGATGGCAGTTATATCCAGCGCCCGTACTACAGCTTCATAGTGCAGGAGCCAAAGCCGCGCCGTATCTTCGCGCCGGCATTCCGCGACCTGGTGGTGCAGCATGCAATCTATCGGGTAATCTCGCCAATCTTTGATGCGGGGTTCATCGATCAATCCTTTGCGTGCCGCACAGGCTATGGCACCCACAAAGCCGCAGACTATGCGCAGGCCGCATTGCAAGCCTGCCCGCGCGACAGCTACACACTCAAGCTCGACATCAGGAAGTTCTTCTACCGCATCGATCGCACCATCCTGCGCACTCTGATCGAGCGCAAGGTGAAGGATTCCAGTTTTGTGGATTTAATGATGCGCTTCGCCGATCACGGCGAGCCGATCGGCATCCCGATCGGCAATCTACTCAGCCAGCTATACGCACTGATCTATCTGAGCCCACTAGACCACTACATCAAACGCGAGCTAGGCATCAAGCACTACTGCCGTTACGTGGACGACTTCGTGTTGTTCGGCATCGGCCGGGAGCGCGCACTGGAGTGCCAACGGCTGATCATTGATTTCATACGCCGCGAACTCAATCTTGAACTGTCGAAATCAACCATCGCGCCCGTTTCGCGCGGCATCAACTTCGTCGGCTATCGCACCTGGGCCGGAAAGCGGTTCATCCGCCGGTACAGCCTTGGCAACTATCGCAGCGCCATGCGACGTGGCGAGATCGAATCCGCAACATCCATATTAGGCCACGCTCGTCATACCCACTCACTGCAGCACATGCTGCGCTATTCAAAGGAGCATCACCATGCCAACCATCATCGCGTACCGAAAATATATCGATCCAGAGATCACGCGCGAGCTGCTGCTGCCAACTGACGACCAGCTTCAGCCGCTCGGCACAGAGCTGGCAACGTTGGCAGATGGCACCACGTATGTCTGCCTGCCTGATGGCGCGGCCTTGCCGACAACTCAACCGCAAGAGATTGCAGCGAGCATTGCGCAAGGGGTGACGCTCACTGCTGCGCTGATCGCAGACATCAAAGCAGCCAGCCCGCACGTGCGCCTCATCAATCAGCGCGTCGCCGACCAGATTGCCGCCGAATACAGCCTCGCAGAAGAGATCAAGCTGCTGCGGACGGCGCCGAGCATTGAGTTTGAGACATATAACGCGCACGCGGAATCCTGTCGCGCTTGGGGTCGAGCAGAAAAAGCAAAGCTGGGGCTGGTATGAAAATCCCATGCGACAAGTGGGCTCACTTCTTCGGCGGTGCCGCCGTAGCTTTTGCGGCCGGTGATGTTTACGACCCGGCGGTAGGTTTCGCAATCAGTTGCGTCGCGTGGGCCTTAAAGGAAGTCGTCGATTGGATGGGATACGGCACGCCTGACAGATATGACTTCCTGGCATCCGTGGCAGGGGCGGCGGCAGCAGCAACTTATCTGGTGGCAATACAAGGAGTTTCCAATGGCTGAACCGCATGTAATGACGGGCGTCGTCGTCGGGGCTGCCATCAGCCCGGTGGCGCTGCTGATCGGGGCGCAGGTGGATGCGCTGGTGGTGGGACTGATGGCGGCCGTGTTCGCCACCATCTGGCTGGAAACGGTAGACAGCAAACCCAAGGCCGCTGCCGCCGTGGCGCTCTCCGCCATGCTGGCCGGTTACGGCTCACCCGTGGCCGCGTCCTATGTGGCCAGCGCCGTGCCATCGGTGGCAGATGTGGGCGACGGATTGCGCCTGCTGTGCGCCGCCGTCATCGGGGCCAGCGTCACCTGGGTGTTGCCGCTGGTGATGCGTTATGCCAAAACCAAAAGCGGGGAGGGTGTATGAGTGCCGGCTTGTTTCTCATCCTGTTCGAACTGTTATGCGCGGGCATCGTGGTGGTGCGCTGCGTCTGTGTGCCAGCCAAGATGAGCCGCCGCGAATTCACCGGCCACCCGCTGCAATTCATCGGCGTCACGCTGGGCTACACCTTCATCGCCGGCGGTGCCGTGGGCATGGTGCTCCACCACATCGCCGCGCCATGGCTGCTGCTGGCGGGGGTGGCGCTATGGATCGTGTTTGATAGACGGAGGCGGTCATGCTGATGCTCACCGAACATTTCTCGCTGGACGAACTGTGCCAGTCCGACACCGCCACCCGGCTGGGGATTGACAACACACCCCCCGCCGAAGTCATCAACAACCTGCGCCGCCTTGCCGAGGACGTGCTCGAACCCTTGCGCGCCAGCCTGCGCGAGACGGCAGACAAGCCGGTGCAGATCTTCGTCAATTCCGGTTACCGCTGCGAGGCGCTGGAGCGCGTGCTGTGCCGCAAGGACTTCATCGCCTGGGCAGTCCGCCACGGCGTGATGGCAGATGAAGCCGCATGGGGCGTGTACTTCGCCCGCAAGTCCCACCCCAAAGGCAACAGCGCAGACATCCGCGCGACATCCTTCGGCACGCCGCTGCAGATCGTCCGCCACGTCGCCGCCCAGCCACACCTCATGCGCGCCATCGATCAGATCATCATGGAAGGCACCTGGGTGCATACCGCCACCGCCGACCATCCGCGCGGCAACGTGATGACCGCCACTTTCGACGCGGCCGGCGTGCCAACCTATAGCAGCGGCGTGGCATGATGGTCTACCCATCCCGCGCGGGCCTCGCCCTCATCAACGGCTGCTGGGCGCTGGCAGGCATCCTCGCGGGTGTCATCCTCGGCGCATGGCTCTGCAGCCGCCCGGCACAACCGGCCGGCCAAGGGCAGGCAGCCAAGCCAGACAAGCGCATCGCCGACACCGGCACCGAAAAGGTCAAGCCGCAAGACTGCGCCGTCGTCGTGGCAAAGCCTGCCGCCAAAAAGAAGCTCGACCTCCCGCCCGAGATCCAAGCCGACCCCAAGAAGCACGTCGCCACCGCCGTCATCATCCAGCCCGCCGAACGCCCGCAGTCTGTCGCCGCCATCTTCAACGAAGCAACCGGCACCACCGACATCCTCACCCAGCGTCTGGCCTACCCGTGGCTCGCGATCGAGCAGCGTGGCCAGTT